ATAAAAAAAAAAAAACTAAAACAATAAAAAAAAGAAAAAAGAAAACGGTTAAAAAGACTGTAAAAAAGAGAAAAAAGAAAGCGGTAAAAAAACCAGTAAAAAAGAAAAAGGTTAAAAAGAAAACGGTTAAAAAGAAAACGGTTAAAAAGAGAGAAGTAAAAAAAACAGTTAAAAAATCTACAGTGAAATGTTCGAGAGAAAAAATAAAACAGTGTAGCGATAAAGGAAAGATGTGTAACCCATTAACAGGTCGTTGTAATAAAATTACTGAAAAAAAGGCACTACCTCGAGTTCCTAGAAAAATGTTGACTCCAAAACAAAAAAATAGGATTTTAAAGGATAGACTGTCTATAGTATCTAAAAAATATTCATATTCACCGTCTATAAATAAAAAATTAATGAAAATGCGTTCTGTTTCTCCACATAAAGATTTATTTGATAGATCTTGCAAACCTTATCAAATATTTGTAAATGGTAAATGCTATTCATGGAAAAGTAAAAAATCTGAAAAATTTTTATTAGATAATTTATTAAGTAAAACCCCTATTATAGGTAAAAACATAATTGGTCCAAATCAAAGTTGGAATAACTGTTGGTTTAATGTGTTTTTCACTATGTTTTTTATTAGTGATAAAGGTAGAAAATTTTTAAGAAATTTTCGACAAGCTATGATTACAGGTAAAATACGGGTTAAAAATTCAACTAACATAATTACAATACCCTCACGTGTTCATAAACCTATGTGGTTACTTAATAAATTTATAACCGCTTCTTTATTAGGAAAACAAGATCCTGGTATTTATGCCAGTTTAATTGACACAAATAATGTAGTTCAGGGTTTGTATAAAGCTCTTCCTCCAAAATTTAAATATGTAAAACAGGGTAAAGCAGCAAATCCTCTTTCTATGTATATTAATCTTCTCGACTACATAGATAGTTTGTCTCCTGGATATTTTCCTGTTACGAATTATAGAATCATTCACAATATTGATCATTTTAATAAATTAACAAAAAAAAATAGTACACAATATAATTATATAGAGCGAGATCGCCCACATATGATTATTATTGAGATTGCTGATATGTATGATGGTGGTCATGTTCCTTCACCTTCGGTTAAAAAGTTTAAGAAAAAATTAACATATAAATTTGGAGATTTGGAATATAAACTAGATAGTATAGGCATAAGAGATAATGGTAAGCATCATATATGTAGTTTATTAACAGTCAATGGAAAAGATTATATGTTTGATGGTGAAAATTTCTCTCCACTTTTCGAAAAAAAATGGCGTCATTTATTAAACAAAAATCAAAATTTTAAAATAACTCCTTCCATTCCAGAAACTTATAATTTAACGCGAGGATATCAGGTATTAATGTATTATAGAACAAAATAATAAAAGAAACTTGGAAAAAATATTATTAATAATACAGCAATATACACTATGCTTTACTTTCAGACAGGATTGTTTTTACTTCCAAACCGACATTGTATCATTTGTGATTGATAGTGTTTACACATTCATACTCACCTTTTATATTTATTTTTCTCCTTTTTGATGGTCTCATTTGTTGATGTTTCTTGGTTGTGTAGTCTGGTTTTACTAGATTTTGATAAGAAACTGAATAAATAAACCGACAAACCCCCCTGTGCTGTGTTAAAGATGACATCTCTTTATAAGATGACTTTATGTTTGTACCTAAAATTTTTAAGGATCTTTTTCAATTTTCATAATGGAATATTTGACACCCAGATACAAACATTATTAGATAGGTACTAATGTATTATAGAACAAAATAAAATTGAAATAAAAATGGTCATTATAATACATTAGTATATAACTATGATATTGCGTTCAGGGTTTATTAAGTGCACAAATAGTTTCACATGTAGAACATGTAACAAATTTTACGGATGTAAAGATTTTAACTGGAAATGTTCTTATTGCTATAATAAAAAAACGGGTTCTCAATTTCTGTGGCGTAATCCAGAATTTCGTCAAAAAGTAAATAAATGGACTATAGATGAAATAAAAAAAACATCATCTTTATGTGTACATATGATAAAACATGCTATTAATATTGATTCTAAATCTAATTCGCAAAATTTTGATAATACAAAATATATTATCAAACAAATAAAATTAGCAATTAATGATGATGAAGATTCAGATAATGAAACATTATGGATTTCGGCCGAAAAAGGAGAAGAATTGTTAAGAAGAACAGGAAAAGATTGCAGTGAAAAATCTCATATTATTTGCCCCCTAATATTAGATTGGTGGAATATGAAACATTATAATTATCGCGGTTTTGAAATGTGTTATTATGGGCGTTTTGGTGATGAATCTGATTTTGAAGAACAAATAAAATCTATTCCGCCTCCATTTCCAAATAGAGGTTTCGTGTAATTAAATTTTGTTATTTTAGATAATTTTATTTATACTAAATTTTTTGTATTATTTTTATCTAATTATATATTAATTAATGGCGTCCTTATTAGAACAGGGAAATTTAAAACCTAAAAGAAGTGTTATGAAAGATATTAGAGAACAACAAGATTCAGGGCAACAACAAGTATCTAATTATCCTAGAACATTAAAAGATAGAGCTGAACGATTATTAGAGTCAACTCACTGTAGAGACGATGAATACGTATTTAAGAGGGAAGGCGAGAAAACCAGAACAAGAATCCCATATAAAAATTGTTTTTTAAGATCTCTTAATTATATAACTGATCCAGATAAAGCTATTCAAGCTATTAAATCTTTAAATAAAAAACGCGGAGGAAAGCCGCTTTTTACAAATATTCCTATTTACCTTATTAATGCACATAGTTCAGTTGAACCTAGATTAATTTTAGAACCTCCCGATGATATGCCAAAAGAACAAGTAGAAGAAGAAAGAGAATATACCTTTACGGATCAACTTAAAGAGGGATTTAGCTTACATATAGCTCCATCTAGTAAAAATGTAGGTTTTGTTTCTAGAAGTGATTTTTTTAATACAAAAGCAACGTCAAATAAATTTATAATATCTACAACTCCTATTGGTTATGATGCGTCATGTGGTGATAAATCGCAATTTTCATTTTTAAAATCTGCTTCTAGTGATAATTTTAGTTCTTTAAGAAAAATATTAATGTCTGAAAATTTTAATAGAGTTTTTACAGCAAATACCAAATCTTCTTCCCTACCATGGTCGGATGCTCATTTTCAAAATATTATGTTTTTTCCTCCTGGATATTCTGTTATTAACAAAACGTACCAGTTTTGGGATCATGACCATAGCAAACCGACATCTGATAAATGGGGCGTTATAAGGTTGGATACACTAACAAAAAGTCAAATACAACAGGGAGCGTTGGGTGTATGGTCGTCAGAGAAATCAAACGCAACTTTAGAGGAACGATTATCATGTTTACATCCTTTATGTGCTAAAAAAATAAAAAAAACAGTGGTTGATTCTGTTAAAAATAATACAGATGTGTCTCTTAAAACAATTACGGATAAATTAGGGGCAGGAATTTATTTGGATTTTAGTTGTAGTGGTTTAGTATTAAAAATATTTAATCACGTCAAAAATAAATATATAACATACAATCCTGATAAAGAATATGAACATATTGAAGACGTGTTGCCTTTTTATAATGCTATACAAGAAGGTCTAGAAGAAGTAGCATATTATAATAAACTTTCATGGAATAATATTGTATCTAGAGAAAATGAAGTAGCGCTAAATGAAAGTGAAAAAAATTTAGTCTCTGAAAGTGAAAAATTTATAAAAGATACTACTACATTACAAAAAGCTTCTCTAGTAAATAGAGCTCGTACCGAACGTAATATGGGAGGTGGAAGAAAAAAGAAAAAAACTCGTAGAAAAAGAAGAAAAACGCGTAGAAAGAAAAAAACTAGAAGACGGCGAAAAACAAAAAAATCTCGAAGACGCTAATTATCTTATTTAAATTATTTAAAATGATTCGTTTTGTATTAATTAAATGTGTTTATTGTGTTTAGATGTAGAATGTTCAAAAGGTGGCTGTAAAAATACGAAATGTAAAAGATATTTTTTACCTTTTATATTTACACCAGCAGCCGCGATTCATCCAGATGTATTTAATTTTTATTATTTTCCTCTTGTAGTAGGGTTTTCCGCTTTTATTCTTTTTTGGAACTTTCCTATATTAGTGTATTATACTGCATCCAAGCCTCTTTATTATGAGGATCTTTTCATAGATGAAAAAAAACTTCCTAATTATGAAGTTTCGACGCCTCTTAAAAGAAAGTTTCAATGTATTTTAGAATGGGTATTAATTATAACAAACACTCTACTAGTAGCAGGCTTAAGTGATTGGTGGCTCTATAAAACAATAGATCATTTTAGTATTATAGAAATAGTTGGCATTACTGGAGGCATAATAAAAATATTTCAAATGATAAACAATACAATCAGCAGACTCATGTTGAAAATATTAAAAAAACGAATAAAACGTGAAAATACAGAAATGCAGAAACGAGAAATGGAACGTATAAGACAAGTTATTAACTTTAAGATTATAGACGATATGTCTAGAGGAGGAGATTCAAAATCTCAAAAATCTAATAGTCAAATAACAGATACAAATATTATATTAGAACCACGTAGAAAACCCAATAGAGAAAGAATACATACAATATAAAATCTAATAATAACTTATAATGGATTATAAAAAGTTATTATTAACAGGTGTAACCCTAGTGGTAGTAGATATGGGTTTTCTTTATTTAATGGGGCCTTATTTTGGGAAAATGGTTAAATCTATACAAGGAAGTAATATGGTATTAAATACTTTATTTGCCTTTGTAACGTATGTTATTTTAGTTTTACAAATTTATTATTTCATTATTTCTAAAAATGCTTCTTACATGGATGCATTTATACTAGGGAGTACAACATATGCTATTTTTGATTTTACAAATCTTTCTGTGTTTAAAAATTACAAACTTAATATAGCGTTGGTCGATTCTATTTGGGGCGGAATTTTATATATTCTTGTAACTTTTGTTTTTCGTTATGTGGAGAGAAAAATATAAAATGCCTAAATATACTAAAATTAGATATGAAAAATGATATTTTATAACAATAAAACATCATTAAATTTATTTACTATATTGAAAATTATTTAGCGGCGGCGGCGGCGGCTGCGGCTGCGACGGGCGCGGCGGCGGCGGGAGCGACGGGCAACGCGCGACTTGCGTCGGCGGCCTCCTTTAGAAGCTTTACGAGTTCTGGATCTACGAGCCATTATATAAATTTATGAGAAAAAAAAATAACGCAAATTATACAGTATTATGGCTAAATATTTAATTAGAACAGTTGGCAGGAGGCTGGGTAGTATTGAAGCATGGTGCGAGCATACCTGGTTTACAGCACTCGTCAAGCTTGAGCAACAAACTAAGTGGAACACCAACAGTTGGGAAAAGGCCAAATTTCATGTTTCCTCCGAAATTTAAAACAGATCCGTTTGTGACAGTGATAAAACCGCCTTTTCCGTCAGGTAAACTAGATACACCTGAAGCACCTGGGGCAGCACCGTGGCGAGCTCTCTGAAGTCTTTTATTACCGGGATTGAATGGCATTATACTATAAAATAAGAAAAAAAAACTACTTGTTTCTTGGAATCATTCCTGACAACGCATTCATTTTGTCTAATTTTTTAATAGTTTTTTCTAAATTATTGTTAATACTATTATTAAATAAATAATCTGTATCTGGTTTTACTTCATTTTTTTTTATTTGCTTGTATATTACATTAATTTTGGACTGTACTTGTGAAATTAATGTTTCATTTGTTATTAATTTTATATTATTGTCTAAAGGTTCTGTTAATAAATGAATTCCGTAGTATATTAAATATTTTCTACGTTTTCTACATCCCGGTTTATATTTTAAACAAAATAAATCAAGTAAAGCTTTCACTATCTTATGAATAGATGAATTTCTATTTTTACTTTCTAGAAGTAAGCAATCCCATACAATCCAAATAATATCTTTTTGGAATTTTGATTCTACCGGAATATTTCTTCTACCTCCTAAATAATTCTTTTTCTCACGCTTACATATATCTTCAAATCCCAGTATCCATTCTAACCAATAACATGCTATATTACTATTTTTTTGAGACTGTTTAATATTAAAAACAAACTCATTTACAGCTATAAAAAGTTCCTTAGGGTCTTCTTTTTGAAAAATAGGCTCTGCATATTTAACTGTATCTGCTTTTAATTTATATGCTATTCCTGTAATATTAAAATCATCTTTATCGACTTTAATATTATCAAATGAATGTTTTTTTTTAGATAAACATAAAACACACATAATTTCAGCAAAAAGTTTTCTTATTTTTTCATTATTACGTAATTTAATTATATTATCTCTATAACCATTATTTACTATTTCACGGAAATGATCTAATCTTAAATCTAAATAAATAGGGAGTTTTGGGTTTCCTAAATGTATATGCTTACTGGAAAACAATATAATGATTTCCCATAACTCTATAAAATGTCCAGCACATATAAATTCTCCACTCCAATAACACGAAGGTTCTATTTTTCCACTACTTAGATTATTTAGTAATTCTTTTTTAGCAGAAGACTTTTTAAATTTTGAGAAAGTTATACCCTTAAATTCTTTCACGGTTCTTTTATCTGATATTTCGTTTTCCATATATTAATTTTTAATATAAAAAATATAATAATAATACATATAAGTAATGAAAAAAGTATTTAATTTTTTCAAAAGACTTTATAAACATTTTATGAAATTAAATAGTTGGACAAAATTAGCTTTATTTTTAACCATTATTTTAGTTATTCTTATATTAATAAATAAACATGTTCCTAGAATAGAAGGTTTCACTCAACGTGAAAAATTTGTTGTAAAAGAAGGAACTGATATTTATGACGGATTTTATACATCTATATATGATGATTTGGTATTAGATACAGTTAAAAATGATTTTGAAGTAGGAGAAATAGAGAGATTAATTATAAAAAAAGGAAGAGTTTTAGATGTAGGATCAGGTAAAGGACACCACGTTCATCTTTTAAATAAAACTGGATATCAGGCAGAAGGTGTAGATAAATCATCTGCTATGGTAGAATCGGCTAGTGAAAAATATAGCCAATATACATTTAAGGAGGGAGATGTTGTAGAATCAATGCTTTATCAACCAAACTCATTTACTACCGTTACATGTATGTATTTTACTATTTATTACATTAAAGAGAAAAACCAATTTTTACAAAATGTATATCGGTGGTTAAAACCTGGAGGATATTTCGTAGTTCATTTAGTAAATAGAGATAGATTTGATCCCATTTTAAATGCTGCAGATCCTTTACACATGGTTTCGGCTCAAAAACATGCTAAGAAAAGAATAACAAATTCTCTAGTCAAGTTTAAGGATTTTCAATATAAGGCTAATTTTGATTTAGATAAATCGCAAAATTTAGCAGCCTTTAATGAAACTTTAAAAGATGATAAATCAGGACATGTAAGGCAAAATAAACATATTCTTTATATGGAACCCCAAAAACACGTTCTTTCTATAGCTAAAAATATAGGATTTATTTTGAAAGGTAAAATAGACATGGTTTCTACACAATACCATAATCAATATTTATATTTGCTTTATAAACCTGAATAAGTAAATTTCATATAGTTTATATATTAAAACCTTTATAATATATAAATGAATAGTGATATTGTAAAAAAAATAAAAAAAGAAAATCCAGGGACTGACGTCGCATTTTCTGTATTAGGTGATAATGCTGTTAATAAATTTACCGACACGATAAATGCTAATAAAGAATTCATGGACGCGGTTACTTTAATTGCGAAAAAACTATTATCTTATTTGGATATTAGTGCTTGTGGAAGAAAACTTAAATATGAATGGATGGAAATAGGAGACGAGGCATTATATCTAGTACAAAGGCTAAAAAATAGTGTTATAAAAATAGACTGTTTATCTTTTAAAAATTTAGGCATATTATCATTACAAAATAGTTTATTTTCTTTAGCAGGATTTGATTTACCAGATTTGCCTATATTTAATATTATTCAAACCATTATTAGTTTTTCAAATTTAGATATTAATAATCTTATTAACGATATATTGAAAAAATGGTGGATTCCTGACTATGTTTATGATGAAAAAGTAAAAACGAATAGATAAATATAATTACGCGGAATTATTTTATTTTTTTCTTATGATAATAACATAAATATGGCTGACTCGCAAATGCCCCTATTGTCCCAAACCGAAGACGGCGAACATTCTTACAGTAAAATGGATATTCCCAATTTTGCTGATTTACGAGAATCATATAATAGACGATGGTCCCAAGAAAAAGAAAAATTTCAAACACAGTTAAAATGTAATTTCTTTGCTATGACAGAACGATTTGCTGCTGGAAAACAAGAAATTTTTATGTTATGTGTTCCTGAAAGAAAAGAAAAGCTT